AAAAAAAGACTGCGAGAAGGAGAAGAAAATCGCAGTCTGTGTCTTTTTGGAGGTTAGACAAAGTTATTATAACAAAAAATATATAAATTTCAAAACTTTTAAAATAGTATAAACTTTTTAAGAATTGTTTAAACTTATGTTTGTATAATTTCAGTATTACTTTTAAGGAGAAACAATGGACAGACTAGATAGAGATTTATCAGAATATGAAGATAGAATGAAGCAATCAGAGTTAGCAGCAGAAAGATTTGCTGACTATGTTTATGATAATTTAGAAGAAGTTAAAGACATATTGTTTGAGCTTCAAGCTGATGCTAGAAACTTCGAAGATGGTTACGACTTTACTGATTATCTAAGTGAAATATTAAATGATGAACTTTCAATCTATTTGGGGAGAAGAAAATGAAAAGCAACTGTTGTAATGCTGAGATAATTAAAGAAACTGATTTATGCTCAGATTGTAAAGAGCATTGTGAGATAGAGTATTCAAGTGAAGATTTAGAAGATCTTTCATTTGAAGAACAAATTAAAATTATAAATGAGGGGTTAGAATAATGAGCGTTTTTGAAACATTAAACAAGATAAATGTAAGCAATAAGATAGAAAAAAAAGGAAATTTGTCTTATCTTAGTTGGGCTTGGGCTTGGCAAACTTTAAAGCAATATTATCCAAAGGCAAATTATAAAGTTTATGAAAATGAACACGGGATGAACTACCACAATGATAGTATGACTGCTTGGGTTAAGGTTGGAGTTACTGTTGAGGATCTTGAGCATATAGAATATCTTCCTGTAATGGATTTTAAAAATAAATCAATACCTTTAAGCAATATAACTTCGATGGATGTTAATAAAGCTATTCAAAGAGCTTTAACCAAAGCTATAAGTAGACACGGTCTTGGGCTTTATATTTATGCTGGCGAAGATATGCCAAGTGAAGTTGATGGTACTCCTATAAAACTTTACAATACAGCTTCAAAACAAACACCACAAGATAAAAAACAATACTGGGCTGAATTTTCTCAAATATGTAAAAGCTTAGATGTTGATCCTACTGATTTTTTAATTGAATGGGCTGAAATAAATATGGAAAACAAATCCGATGTGGCAAATACTATTGTTAAATACTTAAAGGATAAGGAAATGTTTACTGAGCAGTTGATCAATTACAAAGACAACAAGAATGAAAATATCTAACAATTTCAACAGATTGTTTTGGGGTACAGTCATAAATGATATTAAAGAAAATTTAGACTACCCCATAGAACTTAATCATAAAGTTTTTGGGTATGTTAAAATTGATATGAGGAAATTATCAAAGGACAGTATACATCAGTTATTAAAGATGCTTACAAACTTCCCAAAAGATAGTGAGAATAAGCCAAAGAGCTTAACAGAGGTATCAAGTAAAGAGTTAGTTCATCATATAGAGCTTATAAAGCTTATGATGAATCAAAATGGTTTCACCTTCAAGGCAGATCAGGAGGAGTGGGACAGATTATTAGGAGAAATAAGAGAATGAAAGAAAAATTAGATGCTATTGATGCTTTGAGACTAAAGCAAGAAGAAAAAGAATTTATAATCGACGTTGGTAATAAAGCTAAAAAGCTTGGCATTAGTAACAAAAATACTATTTACAGGGAAGGTGCTTTAAAAGAAGCTAAGAGGCTATTAAAAGAGATACAAAACAATGATTGAGGTGTTAGTTTATGTTGCAGTCTTCGAGATTGCTTTTTATTTGATTGTGAGTTAAGGAGTTAGATTATGGATATTGAATTATACTGCAACAATTGTGGTAAAAAGTTTAGTGTAATAAATGAAAGAAGGCATATTAAATCTACAAGAAGGTTTTGTAGTCAAAAGTGCTGCGATTATTTTGTAAAAAATATGGAAAAGTTAAAAAGAGATATAAATAAGCAAAAATCTATTGATGCTATACCTGAACATTTTAATGCTGTTTCAAAGCCTTTGAATGGAGACAAGATAGTTGTATTAGAAGATCTTTATAAAAAATCATCTCAAAGAGCATCAATTACTGCTTCACTTGAAAAAGAAAAAATTAAACCATCAAAGGCATTAGTAAAAACAAAAAGAATTGATGGAATAAGTAAAACTTTTGAAACTAATGCTTACACGCTTAGACAGCTATATGATGCTGTTCAGAGTAAACACAAAAAATATAAAGAAAGTGCTAATTTAAACCATAAAAGTGCTAGAAATACACTTGCAGAGGTTTATGTAAAATTTAAAAGGTTAAACAATGAATAGAATAGAGCTGGGAAATTATTTTAATAGAAGTAGGGGTTGGATCTCAAAGTATAGAGCTGAAATGATTATTGAAAAATATAATGAGTTATCAATTAAAACAGTCAATCAAGAATTAGACTATCAAGATAATTTAGCAAGATTATTTGTTGATTGCGTATTAGCAAAAGAGTTCAGAACTAGAGAAGTTGTTGATTTTATGTGGGGAGAATATGCTCACTCAGCAAACTTAACAATGTTTTCAAATAAAATGATTAGTAAAGTAAATGATTCAACTTCTAGTTTTTTGGATAAAAGAGCATTGGCTAAACTTGAATTGTTTCAAGATTTTTTAGTACATAAGCAAAACAAGATTGAAAAATACAAAGTTGAAGGTAGATAAAATGTTTTACTATTGTTATCCAAGTTTCGAAGATTGGAAAAGAGCTTTATCAAAAGATCAAATCTTAGAATATAAATTAAAATATTCAGATTATGATAATTTTCTTTTAAAAGCATATTGTGAAGAGTTTAGAGATGAAGCCTAGATCTAAAAAATGCAAATATTGTGGTGATAGATTTACGCCATTCAACTCTTTTCAAAAGTTTTGTTTTAAAGAAGATTGTATAAAAGCTCACAATCAAACGGAAAAGGCTCGTAAAGCCACAAAGATTAAAAGAGAGTACAAGAGTAATGATAAGAGCTTACAAAAAGAAATAGCTCAAAAAACATTTAATACTTATATTAGAATGAGAGATAAAGATTTGCCTTGTATTTCGTGTGGAACTACTAATCCTATTCAGTATCACGCAGGGCATTTCTTTTCGCAGGGCGGTCACACTTTTTTAAGATTTAATCTTTGGAATGTTCATAAGCAATGCTCAGTGTGTAATAATTGGAAATCAGGTAATTTAGCTAATTACAAAGAAGCACTTATTAAAAAGATAGGTCAAGATAGATTTGATTGGTTGTATAAAAATAAACATAACGAAAGCAAACATCACACATTAGAATATTACAAAAGAATTACAAAGATTTTTAAAAAAAAGACAAAAAGATTAAGAAATTAATATTTGTTTAAACTTTATAAGAGTATACTTTTAGTATTCAAAGGAGGAATATATGGAAAAAGTAAACAACAAATTTCAATTTAATATTGATATAATCAAAGTGCCAGAAATGGCTGAAAAAGATGTTGAGCTTCAAAAGAAGTTTATTAAAAAAATTGGCAAAAGAAAAGCCAAAGAAAAATTAACTATAAGCAAGGGGAATCTATGAAATGGTTAAAAAAATTGTTGGGATTAGAGACTAAAGTAATAGTCAAGTTCCACAAAGGAAGAATATCAGCTGAACAGTTGATTGAAATGGCTAAATTAAAAAAAGCAGGCTTAAATATTGAGCAAATTGCTGAGCGTGTAAATTGCGGTGAATCTACTGTGTATCTGTATTTAAGAAAATTAAAATTAGCACTAAAGGGATTAGATGAAGAGTCACTTTAAAGCTATTTGCGAAGCTGTACTAGTCGTTGTTTTTGGTTTTACAATATTTGCCTTAGGCTATGTTGTAATTGAATTATTAAAGTAAAGGAAAAAAATGAGTTATAACAAAGTAATTTTGCAGGGAAATCTAACGAAAGACAATGAGTTAAAGTATTTACCATCAGGGACAGCAGTGGTAAGCAATACAGTAGCAGTTACAGAAAAGTACAAAACAAAAGATGGTCAAATGAAAGAAGAAACTTTCTTTGGAGATTTTGTTATTTTTAGAGGTGCTGAAACATTTAGTCAATATACGCACAAAGGTTCAAAAGTTTTAATTGAAGGCAAACTTTCAACTGATACTTGGGAAAAAGACGGCAAGATGAATTATAAGACTAAAATTAAAGTTGATAGTTTTGTTTTTTTAGATAGTAAGCCACAAAATCAACAACAACAATATCAGCCAAAACAAGTTCAGTATCAGCAAGAAAATTTAGATGAAGAGATACCGTTCTAATGAGTCCAGAAGAGCATATAAGGGAAGCTGATCTTATTCAAGTTAATAAGTATGATAGATTGATTGTTGGTAAGTGTGGCAATAGCTGTATCATTGATGTTTATGATGTTTTAAAAGCATTTGACGTAAAAAACCCAGCATTGCAACACTTAATTAAAAAAGCTCTCTGTGTTGGTCTTAGAGGTCATAAAGATGAAGAGACTGATTTAGAAGATATTATAGACTCTGCTATTAGAGCTAAACAGTTAAAGGACTAGAATGAATATAGTAGCTAAAGAGCTATTGTTCTCTTCAATCGGGCTTTTACACGAAGCTTGGTTGGAGGATAAGAATAAAAAAGTTGAAAAGTTAAAAAAATCTGTTGCTAAATTTATGTTTCCATACTACAAAGAGTTAAGAACAAATTCTTATAGAGCTACACTTAAATTAAATTCTAGTGGATACAATGGAAGCTGTTCTTATTTGATGTTGGGTTTAGTCTCAATACTTGAAGCAATAGAGACTACAAAAATACCAACAAAGTTAGAAAAAAAGTGGTTAAGTGATATCTTACCAATATTCAATGAGCAGGAAAAAAAAGATTTTGAGTCTACTATGAATGCTTGTAGAATTATTGGCAATTTTCCAAAAGTTGAAAAGGATCTCGATGAAATTTAGATTTATAAAACCTGAGAATAGAAGAGGTTTGAGAATAGTTAAAAAAACAAAGAATAAGTTTGTTATGGATAAACACTGTTTTGATAGTTGGTATGATTTTGATTAGAGCTAGAAACTTGGTAGGGATTAACTCCCTACTAAAGAGTCCACCTACAAGATATTTTTTTACCGCCGTGTCTGTTATGAGTATCTCCAAGTTTAAGAATAGCATTGCCTTTTGCTGTTGGAGTTAATATCATTGCTTCGGCATATCCATCTTTGTACCCTAGACAATTTCCAGTGTTAATTAAGTGCTGAGTGTGTTTATGTATTTTATCGTGTTTCTTATCTACAAAGTATCGTGACTCAGTAAAATGTATTTGTTGATGAGTATGTCCCATTAAAACAATATCAGTGTTTGATATTATATTTCCAAGTTTATTCATTTTATTTGATATTCCACCCTTAGTAGATCCACCCCCTGCACCGTGATGGATATGTATCCAATAAGCTGTATTTTTCAACTGTAAATGTATTACACTAATTGTTGGGTGATATATGTCCTCTATGTCTAATTCATAAGCTAAAAATCTGTTTAAATCTATTCCTGCTTCTTTATAAGTTCTATGTTCGTGATTACCAGTAGTCATAGCAATCCATTTAGAAGTTTTTATCTTGCCTAAAATTTCAATAGCATCTTGAAACTCTTTTTGTGGTGCTACTGCTGAATATACATCTGTTTTTGATAATCTTAATGCGTTGTTTAAATAGTCACCCATACCAATAACAAAACAATTATCATTTTTATTAATATATTCTATCTGTTTATATAATAGTTTATAATCGCAGTTTGAGTCACCGATATGAAGATCACCTAAAGCAACAATTTCAATTTCATCATTAATTATATCTTTTTTATCAATCTTGTATTTTACATATTTCATAAGCTTGCCATTCTTAACATTAATCTTTCAGCTCTGTTTGGAGTTTGCTTATACCACAAAGAATCTCTACCTTCAATACTAGCACCTTTATAGTCTTCTTCTTTTAAAGCATTAAGCATTTTCTTAAACTTAAGTAGTCCAGATGCTCCCATTTGATAAGCCATTTGATAAAGTATATCCCAAGCTTCGGGTTTCATATCATAATCATATAGGCTACTATTAACAGCGTTGATTGTTTTCTTTAATCTGTGCATTAACAATAACTCTGCTTCTTCCTCGTCTATTGGCATTTTACATCCAAAACCCAAAGTATCAAATCCGAGGTGGTCTTGATATACAGTTCCACTAAAACCTTCTTCCTGTTTTATATCTTCTACTAATTTATTACTCATTTATTTATCCTTATAGCTGTTTACGCCATTAACACCAAAAGATGCAGTCATAATAGTACCAAATGCTGTTGTTATAGGCAAAAATAAATCTTTCATACTATTAACAGCTTCCATTATTTGAGTTGGGTCACCAATGTTAAAAGATTGAGATAACAACAATACTAACATTACATAAACATATAATTTGTATAGATGCATAGTACCAGATGTAATTTCTCTTCTCATTTTACCATTTGGGTCTATTGCTTTTAACTTTATAACTTGTGCTTGAGCTTTTTCTAATGGAGTATCTATTAATTCAGTGGTTACATTTGCTATTGAACTAAATAAACCTCCAGTCATCAAATCTTTTATCCAAGTCATATTATTTCCTTACTAAGAACCAACCAACAATTATTGCTATTGCTGAATATAAAGCTCTCATAAATAGCTTAGCTGGTATCTCTTTTATTTCATCTACATCTTTTTCAACAATGTTTACCCTATCGTGAAGAGCATCACATTCTTGTTTTAATAGTTTAGTGCTAGTATTTAACTCAATAAGAGTATCCATACCTTTTGCTAATTTATCTAAAGATGAAGCCATAGTAGCTTGAGTATTAGCCATAACAGCTAATTCTTTTTCTATCTTTATAATTCTATCGTGATGCCCATCCATTTATACTATACCTCTTCTACTATTGGTTCTTGTAGCTTATTTAAATCAGAAGTAGATAAAAACTCAGATAATAAACCATACTCTAATAACCAAAAAGCTTTAGGTTCTGGATTGTTAAAATCTTCACCACCTAGCACATAACCTTCATTTATAAGTGTTTCTTTAATAGCTTTAAGTGTATTGTATAGGTCATATACTTCGATAGGTAATACAAAGTGTGTTCCACCTAATAGCGTCTTAGGTGTACCTTTAATTTGATAATCTACCACACTACCCTCTTCATCTAATATTTCAAAAGATTTTATTGGTAGTTTTACTTCTAAAGCATCCAATGGTGCTATTAGATTAATTTGTGGATATTGTTTACTTCCTGTAAGTTGTTCTGATGTAGTCATATCTCTATATCCTCTTCTTTAATTTCTGGGTATTTCTCATCTAATTCTGTTATTGTTTCAAACTCTTCTATTATAGCGTCATCAGGATAAGAGACAATTTGTCCATCTCCTACTATAATTCTGTTTCCGTTAATGGCATAAAAGCCTTCTTGTTTAGTTTTCATTATACTGCTCCACCATCTAAAATAATCCAACTGTCGTCATCTATTAAGCTTTGTCTTGCATCTGCTCCAGCTGATGAATACTTAGCACTACCAAAGTCTATTGTTAATCCATTCACAGCATCTTGTGAAGCAAAGTTATTTAAGATAGCATCGTAGTCTGATGTTTGGATTGTTGTGCCATTCATAAAGCTTCCAAAGTTTACTACGTTTTCTATGTTAAAATTTGAAATATCTAATGAAGTTAAACTTGAGCAATCATTGAACATAGAATACATATTAGTAACACTACTTGTGTTAAAATTATTTAAATCTAATAAATTTAAACTTGAGCATTCTCTAAACATAGCAACAGTATTAGTAATATTGCTTGTATCTGCTGTTCCTACATTGAATTCAGTCATATTTGAACAACCATAAAATGAACGTTCAAATGAAGTTGTAACATTACCAAGATTTAAAACTTTAATTAGCTTAAGTTTATCTCCAACATTAGCAGCTCTAATATTAGGAAAGATACCAGTTATCTTAACTATATAAGTCCCAGCACTTGAATAAGTGTGTGCTAAGTCAGCATCGTTGTAGCTTGTAATAGTTGAAGTTGTACCATCACCCCAATCAATAATAGCGTCATAAGTACCTACATTACCAGCTGGAATAGTTAAGTTTCCAACACCTGAAGCACCAGCAATGGTAGTATCAAATTGTAGAACCATAGCTGTTTTATCATCTATTAGCCATTTTAAATAGTCAGCATTTCTTTCTTCTGGTGTTCTTTCTTTGTTTACATATTGGAAATATGAAGTAGGTTTATACATTGCATATGCACCTTTAAATACTCCATTGGCAGATGGAGCTCCAATAAAGAATTTTTCTCCTGAATTATAAGTATAATTTGAATTACTATATGAATATACAATTGTATTATCAATTACAAACCTACCACTACCACTTCCATCAAATTCAAGTCTTATATGATGAAGACCATCAGATATTTGAGTAGTTGTTGAGCCAATTAATGTTGTTCCAATTCTTGCATATAAATCATAAGACACTGACTGCCCAACATAACAATTAAATTCTGAAGTTGAGTCTATAAAACAACCAATTAATTTTGTTTCACTATTAGCCAAAGTTTCCATAACTAAGTCAATCTCCCAAGGACTATCATCTGGTGGCATAAATTGCGTATCACCATAACCACCACCATCCCAGTTTAATGCTGTATCATCATATGATATTGGTACGTTTAAAGTGTCTTTGATAAATGCTGTGGTCTGAAGTCCAGTGTTTTGAAAGTCGCTATTTGTCCTTATTGTTTCAATATAATTAGCAATAGTAGCAGAGTCACCACCTCTTGCGTCATATAGTGTAGATAAAGTTTTTTCACTACAAGGATACCACCCGTCACCATCTACAAGTTCCATATCCAACTCATCAATACTACCTATTTCACTTAATGCTAACTTGCCGATTAAATTTGGATTATTTTCTATCTTAATTCTATCTGATTCACTCCAGTTTGTGGTGTGAGTTAGTATGTTGTTTACTGTTTTGTCTGAGAATGTATAGTGTGTTGATATTGGTAGGATTTCTTTTACTGAGATGTTGTCGATAGCCCAATAAACATCTGTTGTAATGCCTCCAAGTCCGAACATTATATTAGTAGAAGAAGAAATAGCTGTAAATTCTACTTTATACTCTCCAGTAGTATAAAATACTTCTTGAAGTATATCTGACCCACCTAACGCTGAACCAAGTCTTAAAGCTACATCATTATTTCCTAAAGCTAAAACATCAAATGAAACTATATATCTTGCGTTTGGACTTGTTTCGATTAGCTGCTCTATTGTTGATGAAGTAGTGCCATTTGAAGTGCCAACAACAACACCATCTACTACTGTGGGTGGGATTGTTGTGGAATACTGACTCCACCCAATTAAATCATTATCAAAAGTACCATTAGTAACCAACTCCTTGCTACTCCCACCATCTACTGAGTTACCAAGTGTTACTATCTCTTTAGTGTCTAAGTCTTGGTATGTTAGAAAGCTGTTTTCTGTTGTGACTTCTTTTACTGAGATGTTGTCGAAGTATGCAGTAGAACCAGCGGAGCCCATAGAAGGTCTAACATACATAGTTGTTGCTGTTGCTACAAAGCTAATGATATTGTGAACCATTGTAGATGATGCTGGTTGTCTATAGTGAAATACTGGTACGCCATAGTAAGTAGCACTAGTATTTATGTATAATCCACAGTACTGGTCTGTACCCTTCATATCAAACTCTATGATATATGTTTGTCCGATTATACATTGGATACCTTGTGAGGCTGACCTATCTGCTCCAGTACTTGTAATCTTCATCATATTTGTATCAAAAAATACTGAATTTCCAAGTACATCAGTCCATCCACTAGTATCAGTATCAAATGTACCATTAGTCACCAACTCTTCACCCAAAGTATAATGTATAGGAATATCAACAGACTGTGTACCTGTTAGTTCAATTCCTCTACCTGAATACATAAGTAAATCATTAGAAACATTTGATAAACCTTTGTTGTCTATGTAAACATTATCACTATCATCTACTCTGTAGTCAAACTTAGAATTAACACCATATAATATTTGAGCTAAGACTTTAGAAATGTATCCAAATTTAATGCTATTAAAACCAAGCATTGTTACATCCTATGAGCATCTACATCATCTGAGAATGTATAAGTTATTCCTTCAATTAAACAAATTTCATCAAAAGCTTCATAATCAACTGCTACATCATCAAGTGTAATTGTAACCGCTGAAGCTAGTTTGTACACTGTTGAGGAAGTTGGAGTGAAGTCTCCAGAAGAAATTGTTACGCCTTCTTTCGGTGTGAAACATAAGATCACTTTGTTGTTGTCGTCTGTTTGAAATATCATAAAAATCCTTTTTTTCTAATTATATCTAAAATTGTTACAAAATGAAACATTATGGTAATGTAATTGTTGAATAAGGCAAAACATTGGACATTATCTTAAAATCACTAACTATCGCATCTCTTCCTGAAAGACTTGATGATGTTTTTGCATAAAGCTGAATAAAATCCCCACTTGATATGCTTGGAAAATCTTCTGTAAACGTTGAACCTGATCCAGATGATGCTGATCTTTGAGTCCCAGCAGCAACTCCATTAATATAGATTCTTGCATATACAGTAGTTGAAGAATCTTCACTTTTTAATTTAAAAGATGTTGAAACATTACCAGATTCTTTAGTATAGTATTCTATTACTTTTGTGTAAGAAAGTGAGCCAGTTGAAACTTCTGGAACAGGATTGTGGATTCTTAGTGTACCATAATCCAATTCTATTGGGTCGTTAGCCACTGCTGCGTCATAAGCCGTTTTAACAGCAGTAGCACTTGCTGCTATTGTTGAACTTGTTGTTGATACGCTATCAGTTATTTCAACCTCAAAAGTGATATCACCTTCACCGATTATTGATGTGCCATTTATTGTTCTAAAATCAGTGTTGTCTGGTTTGTCGTTGTTTAAGTTAGTAAAGTTAGCATCCATTTCGTTATGAGTTAATGCCGAACCTTTACCACTTCGCGTTACTATTGTTGCCATTTTTATCCTTTATATTGTTTTAATCTATTTTTAGTTAAAATATTCTTGAACTTCATATAGATTAATTGTACTAACATATCCAATTTTAGTAACATTTAATTAATACGCATAAAGGTGGTTTAGTTTTTGCCGAAGCTTTAAAATCACCTTTATATAAATCTATCTTATTCATCAAACAATCATTTCTCTACTGCTGTATCTTCTATTTGAAACATAATTTATTTACTATTTTATGATATGTACTCTTTCTACTCATTGAACTATCTGACCACAAGTTAAACCAAGGTATCATAAAGCCAAACATATATTTTTTACCAAAATAGTTATATCCTAGCGCATTGCTGTATCTTATTTTCCCATGGATTGATTTATTTTTTACCATAACTGGCAAAGTTTTTTCCATAAAAAACTCAAAACCTTTATGTCTTATTCTCATTTTATTCCTTTTAAATTATATATGCACCCTCTTCATCTTTGAAGTGAGTCTCGCAATGTTCCCTTGCTGTAATAGTCAAAGCACCTGATTGATCTGTTTCAATACTTAATATGATAAATTTTCTCAATCTATCTAATAAAGAATGTTCTAAAGATATTAAATCTCCGACCTCGATATTAGCATTTTTTAAGCTTAGTACGCAAGAAATTACAAGTGGAGTTTGTTTTATTCTTATTCCTGAAAGATTTTCTGAATATCTCATTGTATTAAGTGTTATTTGTGATAATTTTTCAGCTTGAGTTGTATTTGTTACGCCTTTGATTTGTAAGCCTAAAGTTATTTCTTGCCCATCTATTGCCACAAGGTCAGTATCTTCAAAGCTTACAACAGCACTTAACCACTCGTCATCTGGATTGATGTAAGTAGTTTCAATTTTGTTTGCTATTTCTTGAAAGCCCTTCATTGAAATATTAAGAGAATTGTTTACAATATCATCTTCTGTTAATGCTATATCTATGCTTCGTTCAGCCTCATCCATTTTTAGCTTCCACACATTTTGAGAGTGAACTAATTGACCTCTAAATGTTGATAAAACTTCTGTTAGTAGTGATTGAATGTTTGCTGGACTATTAAAACTAATATTACAAGTGTAACCATAAGTAACACATTTTGTCTTTGCATTGTAAAAAGATAAAATATCAATATTTGATTCTGATATATTTAAAGCTTCTAATAATAACTCTAAGACTATTTCAGCAGGATTATTTGAATAAGTTTTAGTAGCTGAAATTGTTGAGCTGTCTGTTATAGTTCTTACTTTGTTTCCTGAGATTGTAGCCGTAATAGTTTTTACTTGAGGATTATCAGTAGCACTATAAACTTGTCTTACTACTAAAAAAGATAAGTTTTCTGGCACAATATCATCAAACACTAAAGGTGGGAAAAGATTATCTAAACTATCAACAGTGCCACTTGAACCAGTTGGGGCGTTTATCGTTGTTGGCTTTTCAGTGTATCCTAAAATTTGAATAAAATTATCACTTGAGTTATAGACTCCATTTGATCCAACTGAACTTAACATTTCATTGTTAGCATAATATTCATCTATAGACTCAATTCCACCAGTTCCCAATACAATAATTTGATACAAATCATTATTGTCTGTGTTTGTCGTTCCTTGCCAAACAACATTCCCACCAACTCGATTTTGACCGTAATTTTCTGGTACAACGTTAGTATTGCTTTTATTGTTTTGTAGTTTAGTTCCAGCATAACTTTCAGTAGGTGGAGAGTCAGCAATAGCACTACTTACAGCAGCACCCAAAATTGAAGCAATTCCAGCCCTTACAAGGTTGAAAGCTAAACCAGAAGTAGCTCCAACTAATGTACCTGCAATTGGAGTTGCTATTAAACTAAGTCCTATTACAGCAAGCGTTTGACCAATTTTACCCATTTTTCACCCTTAGTATTTTTTGATGTTTTTCAATATCGTATAAAAAAGATTTACTATTCTTCTCTTTTATAGTAATATATTTGAATTTGTTAATAGCTACACCCACTCCAAAATCATCTATAATAATATCATTTTCTTGAGCTTCGTTTACATATTCGCAAAATGATTCAAAGAAATCATAATGAATTCTATTGTTTAAGAAATATTGATAATCCAATATAAATCTTTTCATATCTTTTTGCGTATATTGTTTCCACTCTTTTGGCACATAAACCCCGTTGTTTTTTAAATATTTATATGTAAATGTAAAGCAATTAATCACGTTCTCCCCCATAAGACTTCATCAGTCATTGTTTCGATTATAGATACAAATTCATCTTGGTTAAATGTTCTCTCTGGATACTTCTTATTCCAATTTGTAAACAAGGTCGTTAAGTTTCCGCTTAGTGTGTTCTCGGTAGCGTTAAAGCTATCAATAATCCCTTCGAACAAAATAAAGTTATCTTTTGAAAGACTTGTTAGATTTAGTTTTGGATAAGTATCTAAATTGCCACCTATACCATATTCATAAGCCATTAAGTCAGTTGGATAATCATCCTGTTCTAATAACCAACCCCACGTGTAAAGCTCGTCACCTGTTGAGCCTTGGAAAACAGAGCTTTCAGTTTCTTTATCGTAAAAAAACATTCTTACTGAGCTTAAAGTAGTTTCATTCTCTTCGCTATTTGGTATTCCAGTTATCCAAACTCTAAACCACCCATTCTCTAGTTCTTCATAGTCAGCGTTAATTAAATCACCTGTTCCACTTTCATTTTCTAATAAAAAAGTTTTTGTTTCTATATCAAATAAAGCAGAAAAGTTATTTCCTGTTGTTTCTGACCTAATTGCTAAGAGAGGTATTATCTTTGTATTTGTTGATTGCCTAACATAAACAGAAAAAGTGTAAGTCTTAGTCGTGTCTAATTCGGTATCAAATTGTTGAATAACGTGAAAAGCATCATTTGTGTTTGCTGCTAATTTACTTGCTGTTAAAGTTCCATCAGGTGCTATATTGTCTGTTGATTCTATTGAAAGATTTGTTAAATTATACTCAGTTGAAAAGTCGCTTGGGTCAATTATCAAATTATCAGTTTCACTTGCTGGTCGATAAACTACTCTTCTGATTATTGCTTTATTATTTCGCCATTCACTTGCTAAAGCTTTTGCAGTAATAGCACCTGAAACATTATCAAGCGAAATATTGATACTATCAGATTGCATTGAAGCATCTTCGTTTAATCTATCAAATGTTATTGATAAAGGCGTGTATTCATTTGTACCATCATTCACAAAAATATCGTGATCTGTAAAACGTAAAGTCTCTACAAAGTTATTTTCAAAATCGTACATATCAAATTCAAATAAATGTAATAAACTTACTTGTTCATCTTCTCTTACATTGTTGGTTATGCTTTTCATCTTTTCACCTCTATAAAATCAGCTTCAACTTGAAAAAATCCATCAGTCCTTTTTTGGTAATTAAATGAATCATTTACAAATCTTGCTAAGTTAGTTCCATCTAGTCCTTCGTAGAACAAAACGTAATCATTTTGATCAACTATATAATCATCTACAACATAAGCTGGAGTTTTGTTTAAATTGTACCCATATGCAGGAAAACCAAAAGTTCCCATCATTCCAGATTTTTTTCTATAAAAAGTTATTAACTTTAAAAATTCAGATTCTTTAAGTAGCCAAGATAAAGTCCAATATCTTTTTAATCCGCCCTTATTCTTAATATGTCTAATTGATTCACCTATTTGCGAAAATAAAGCATTGTTATTAAATTTCAAACTTGCTTTAGCTGGAGGGACGTCATCCAATATGTTTATAAAAGTTTGATCTGTTGATGTTGAAGGCGTATAAGATGAACTTTGAGTAAATAAATCTTGATAAGCTGCGAAGTTAAAGAATACAGAAGTTAAAAGTGTTATCTTACCCACAAATAAATCACTATCACCTCCAACAGTTTCAAACTCGAACTCTTTAAAAGTCCAAACGGAAGCATCAACTCCCATTAACTGAGCTCTTTTATCAATAGTAGTATCATCTAAATTTACAATAAATGTATTAGAGTGATTAGTTTGATATGCTGCTCTTAATTGTTCGAATTCCTCCCAAAACATAGGAGCATAGTCAATAGTTAATTGAATAGCAGGAATTGAAGCTCCAAGTACTCTTTGCTCTAGTCCTGAGTCAAAATTAAAAGCACCACCTTGTTTAACCCACTCTTCAACCGTATAAGAGCTATTATTTGATAATACTAAGTTTGTTAAGTCAGTCATTTTAACCTACTTGTTTAATTGTTCTTCTGACACTTCCATTGGTAGTTAAAGAAGAGTTGATTATCTGTTCAATTGTCTTTTTATTATTAACTAAATAAGAATTAAATGAGTTTGAGTCAATAGCTTGCACATTAAAATTTATTTCAGCTTTTGTTTGTGCCTGTGGCGATGATATGTTAGCCTTAACACCTAGATCTCCGCTTGCTGTTCTCTCTAGTGGTAAAATGCCTTCTGCTCTGTTTCGTTCAGCTACTAAAGCACCATTTGCGAATCTAGTTGGTCTTGTTACTACTCCACCACTTGCAAATCTTTTTTCACTAAAGACACCACCTTGAGCCAAGCCAGCACCATATGAAGCACCCACGCCTAAAGCACCAGCAGAAGATAAGGCACTAAATGTATTAGAGCTAAACATTCCGTCAATAAAACCACTTAATGAACTACCTAATGGATCACTAATATTTTTTTGGATAATTATTCTAGCAATATCTCTTAGGATACTATCAGCAAAATCAGTAAATGAAGCACTTCCTTCCAGCAAAGTATCTGTTAAACCTTTTCCAAAAGACTCATCAAAGTAAGTTGATATATCTTCAGATAAACTTTTAGTTTCATCTCTTATAATATTTAAATCACCTTTTGCTGCTTCAACGGCATTATTAAAACTTAATCCTGCTTCAATTCCAACTTTAACTTTTCCAAGCCAGTCATTAACACCAGCTAAACCAT